GCGGGTTGTTGTTATCACGCTTGAAACTGTGTGCGTCACTAGTGCACTTCAGCTAACACTAAGATGGCTTCATTCAGGTTTTTCACCTGCGAAGACGTTCCATTTTCGAAATCGGAGGCCGTTAGCTCGACTTGGCTCATCGGTGGTTTGGTGGAATCCATCGACGATAAGCGCTCCGACTGTTCTCGCCGTTTCAGCGTCCGTGCCCTCTTCCTTCGTTGGCGTTTTGTACGCACTTGTTCCAAGGAGGAGTCGTCGGAAGCCTTCAGCAAGTTGACAGGCGGTTTCGTAGTCACCTGGATGTTTGGTGAAACGGTCAGGGGAATTTCGTTCATAGAAGGCGGAGAGGATGTTGAAATGGGCAGCGGCAATACGCAGGAATTTATTGCGACAACACTTGGAGACTCTGACTTCAAGGGTGTTACAATCACTGCAGGGCTGCTCTTCGACTTTCCGTTCTGAACCATCTTGGCCATCGGCTCCCTCCTTTGTTGGATCAGAGGGACCGTTGGCTGCTTCTTCAATGGGGGTGGACTGATTTTCGGACATTGTTCGACTGGCTTTGGTGTTAGGAGAACATCTCCAACTATGGCTGGGATGACGACCTCTTTTGGGCCGTTATTATAGTGGGCAGGGAATGAATCAAAGTTATCAGCGACACGCACAGCACTAGCATAGTCAGCGAGTTCCTGCGAACTCAAGCCAAGATCTTTTGCGAATGACTGCGCGATCACGTCAGCATCGACCTGGGGCCAAGCCCCATTCTCAACCTTCCACTGTTCATCTCCCAACATTCCACGGGCCGTTGTTATGCCACTCAGCTCATAACAGCGTTTAGCCCAATCACTAATGACTGGGGTCATCGCGTCAGAGCTAAGATAGCCGGTAGCTTTATTAAACGCAGCTTGGTTGCGGGACACGGTTTTGTTGGCACTAAGATGTATTTTTGCCAACGTGCGCACAGCCTCCTGATGACTGTCTACATGCGTCATGGGGTGTGGGAATACCCTACCGAGATAAGTTATCCTTTCTCCAGGCAGAGCGGCTGATAATTTAATATTCAAGCCCAAATCAACACACACTTCACGTAACGCTTGTTCCAATCCAGGGAGGTTGGGGGTCAAGCCGTCATCACCAGCATACAAGCCGAGCATTCCATAAGCTTCCGCGGGTCCAAAGCCTAGTTTCCGATAAGCACAATAGTGCACGTATCCATTGATAGTAGTGTTAAAGTCTGTAGTGACAGGACTGCCGCTACGCGTTCCGGGGCCTGGGTCATAGCGATCACCATCTGAGGTCATCGCTTGGTCCTTATAAACCTGTGCAACGTAGTCTTTGAGCAAGGATCTATCTTGAATGTTTACCCAGCGTTGGTAGGCAGCAAGTGGGACGTTGTCCTTCAACCACTTAGTAATACTGCCATCATACATGCTGAAATCATCCAATAAAAATCCGTGCTGTCCGAACTCTCGAAAGCGTGTTATCGCTTCCAACGGCGTCTTGCACGGGCCATACCAGTCCAGATTGACAAGTAAGTCTCTTTTGAACGCCATAACAAAACGCATCATCTCTACCGTGAGTTCAGCTCGACAAGTAGTTATAATACGTGGGCCGGTCACCTTCGCATAAGCTTCTGCTTTAACAAAGGATTCCAACCGGTTATGCGCTCCAACTCCAAGATTATGTTTAACTCTTTCGGTTCTGGCCTTTTGCATTGGTCTGGTCTGAGCCTCGATCACCTCATCAAGGGAAACGGGCAAACCAGTTCCTGCCATGTGTTCCGGTACAAGCGCTACAACGAATTCTGCTGCATAGGTACCATAGATTGGTGGTGGCACCTTCTTATTAATGGCATCAGTTACTCGCATTTTGACAGCAGCTGTTGAGCTGTCAGCGCATTTTTCCGGAAATAAGGCTGGATTGGTAACAATTGGTGTAGTCAGCACCTGACAAGGCACGACTGCATCAGCAAAGGGTCGGGAACCTAAAGGGCGATAGGATGAGATGACAGAAGCGGTGGCCACATGATTGGTGTTGAGTTTACAGTCTAAGCCACGTCGCATGAGAGCACCATAGAGAAAAGCGGAACCCACTTTCCTATCAGCAACTTGGTCATGTATAAACACTTCCACATCGCCAACAGTAAAGGCTCCGGTCTTACCTCTCAATCGCTCAATCAAGCCATGGAAGACTCGTGCTGGTAATTCAACGCTCTCGTTGGAACCATCAATTGAAATCGACACGTTGCCGGTGGACGCATTATAAACTGTGGACACACCATTTATGGTGTATTCCTTTCGCTTCAATGGTGTCGATTTAATAGAGCTAGCCAAATCATTTGGGAGACGAGCAAAGGGCACTAAGGTGATAATTCTGTGTCCACCACCATCGGCATTAACGGTAACATCACGCTGGTCAACTTCAAAGAAGTTTGTGTAACCACGGTAGCTTGCGCTAATAACATCATGGTCATAATCCCAGATTTCATGTTCATACTCGGCTCCTCCGCTGACATTATAATGAACCTTATTGTCAGACACATAATATGAATAATCATGCGTCCGGTAGGCAGCTTGTGTTGGCTGCAAAGTGTACATCATTATCGGGCGGAAGTAGCGCAAGTAACTGGGCATGTCAGCGTGGTAATCAACGTCTACCAACGTTAGGACATCAGTGCTCCTCACTACATCGTCTTGTAATTTCATCTTCAAATCCTTATCAGTGTAAACAAGGCGAAAACCACGTTGATTCTTCAACTGGTCTGCAACACTCATGGAGACGCTATACGGTTCATAGCCAGCCTCTCTAATGATGTTCGAAAACGTCACAGAGGCAGCTGACCTTTGCATAGCGCTCATTGGATGGGAATGTCCATGCGGTTGCACCATAGCGGCAAGCTCTGTAATTCTGAGCTCGCGGCGAATATCAGGCGCGGATTCCTTCACCTTACTTACATATTTGGAGTACGACCGCCGTGATTGGCGGTTAAAGACCTCGCGTGTCACAAACGCGCAGGTTGATGGTATTAGTCTCATATCTTCGGCGAATAAACGCCACACCTCCGCGCTTTCGCGGCGGATGGCATCCGTATACTTTCGTGGGTCATACCAAGCTCGCTTAACTTTCTCCTTGCGGAGAATGTTTGGGCGTGGGACACCACGTGGTTTGGGAAGAGAGTCTTTCATCATTA